TATCTACGGTGTTGTAACCACAACGCCAGACTATGCCGCAGAGCCATACGTAGAGTATATCAACAATGAGCAATACTTCAAGGCTCTTTACTGTGTTGGAGTTGGCTCGCACGAAATTCAAGATTTGTATCTTGGAGACACACCTGTAAGTTCACTGCCAGACGACATTGTGTGGTATAAGACATACACCAAACACGCTAACAATCCAAACCAAACAGCGCATAAGGCGATCTTTGGCACCATTGAGCGTGACACTTACAACGCTAAGGGTCTTGACTGGAAGTCTAAGCAACTGGACCCGCAAACCATTCTTGAGAATGTGAACACCGTTGCTGAGGTGGCGAATCAAGAGATTCCTACTGCTGGCAAAATCGAGTCTAAGTATGATTCGGATAAGGATGGCAACTACTATCGTCTGCACGACACACCAGCAGGTCCAGGATGGCTACAGTTTACTGGTTCACAGTATGACACCCTGCACTACGCTTTCTACCACGACATGTCTACAACTGTTGACATTGAGATGAGGAAGACAGGTGACGCAACAGGTACAGTGTCTACGGTTACACTAACAGGATCTGGGCACACCGCTGCATCTCTTCCAGTGCCTAAAGGTCCTGGCGAATACGAAGTAAAAGTGTCATGGCCTACTAAAATTCCAGGTAGACTTCATATTAACAGGTTGTCTATGGAAGTTGCGCAGGTTCAGAACGTAGGTCCGTTCTACACCTCAAAAGCCGACCCTATATTTGGACAGTGTCAAGGCATCTATCTGGACTTTGAGTTCCCCAGAGGTTTGTACAAAGTAAATGCAACCAATGGTAAGCATGAATCACTTTCAGTTGTACTCGAAGTAGTAATTCGAAATATCGATGATACCAACACTGCTACTCGCGAAAAAGTAGGTCAATTTGAGTTTGTTGGGTCGAGTGCGACACCTCAACGATTTACTCGCACCGTTTGGTGGGACAAAGCAGACAACATCGCAACGCCCGGACGGTTCCAAGTGTGGGTTAGACGAACCTCTCGTCTTGGCGATGCGAACGATGTTGGTGATTGCTATTGGACTGGTATGAAATCTCGTATGGTCTATAATGGCCATGCGTATGGCGATACAACACTCATCGCAGTATCTATCAAAGCGACAGGCATTAGTTCTATCGCTCAAAAGCAGTTGAAGGTCCGCTGTGTACGTCACTTGCCTGTCGATGGATTTCTACTTGATTCCGTACAGGGTCCAGTGCCAACCGCGTTGGGTGCTGCTACTGCCGCCGAAAATATGTTGTATGCCACATACGGTGGTAACTTTAGCGATCCAAAGGCCTTTGCGCACATAGACGAGTTGGTAGACAGACAAGCGTTCCACGACCTAAGAGTGCGTACAGCCGACCAACCTTTCAATGCTATCTTTGATAAGCAAGTACCGTTGTACGAGGCAGTAAGTGCTGCTCTTGCTCGCGTTGGAGCGACTGCGTTGCCTATAGGATCTAAGGTCTCTTTGGCGAGTGATGGTGTAAAGCCGCACGTTGTTGGTATGTTCAATGAGAGCAACATTGTCAAAGGTTCATTGTCAGTGTCTTATTCTTTTGACAATCTTACCGACTACAAGGGTTATCGTGTAGAGTATAGAGACCCAACAAGCTTCCAGCCTGCGCACGTTGGTGTTGACATTGTTGCTGGTGCTGAAGACTCTGCTGAGAACGTGTCTTTGTTTGGTTGCACCGACAAGACGCAAGCGCAGCAACATGGTGAACTACTTGCTGCTCGCAAACGCAAGCAACGTAAGACTATCGAGTTTGAGACGGAGTTGGAGGGTCTTTTGGTTCGTTATGGTGACCGCATTACGGTCGCACACTCTGCGCCTATTGGTGTAGGCAACGAACCTTGGGGACAGTCGGCCACAATTGTGTCATATACCGACTTAGGATCTAACAAGTACACAGCAGTACTAAGTCATCCTATTACTACAGTGCCCGGACATGCATATCGAGCATACTTTAGAGATCATTATGGAATGCCAGTGACCAGCGAGGTTACCTTTGGTGGCAATGACTACACCATCAACTTCACTCTTGCGGCACCTATGGACCTTGACGATGTCTTGGTATCCATTATACCTATTGACACTACCTCACGGATGAATGTCAACAGCGATTGGATTGTAACGAGCGTTGAGCCGAATGGCAACACTGTGAAGATTACAGGTGTGACCTATGATCCCACAATGTATGACAAAGCATTCCCGCATCTGCGTGATGTAAACTATGTAGCGACACCTGCACCTGTGCCGCCACCTCCTCCAAAACCTGAGGCACCTTCTGCACCCGGCTCTGGTGGATCTGCTGGTGGTGACGGTAGCGGAAGTACTGGTCCTGGTTGGGGTGACCCTGTTGTACCTACTACTCGAGTGCCGTTGTCTGGAGAAGTTACTTATGTGTCTGGCCAGTTTGTGTGGTACGCAGCGGGTAAGGTTACCACAATCCACTTTGGCAACGGTAGGTCCTACGAGATATGGGCAACCGGCATGTCATCTTGGACATCACCTGAAGGCATCCAGTTCTTTAGAGGGACTGAAGTAGCAGGAAGCGGAGGAACTATATATAGAGTGTGGGCTATCTGGCCTAACACAGGTGCTGGAACACCACCTGCACTTCCTGGGCAACCGGGCTATGAGCCTCCGCCACCTGAGCCGCCATATGTGCCGGAGTCAGGTTACTAAAATTTCTAGGAGAAATAAATGGCTAGAGCTGTACCAAATTTTCCTGATACATTACCATGCCCAATTATTGAGGGAACTTCGGTTAGCTATGACGCCGGCTTGATTCGCACTCAATTTGACGGTGGTAACTCGAAGCAGAGGCGCATGTATGCTACGCTTCCTTCGATTTACCCCGTCCAATGGGTGGTTCCGCAGATTGGTCAAGACAATCGCCTTGAAAAGCTAATGGAGTGGATTAACGAGTTCGGATGGGCTTGGTTTTACTTGGGTTTGCCAGGGATTCTTGCGAGCATTCAAGGCAAAGACACAGCGCTTTGTCGTGTAAGACTCATCTCAGACATTCAAACCGAGTTGCTCAACACTCGCAAAGGTTATTACTGGCGAGTGCGGTCAGCCTTGGAATGGACCGATGCAGGAAGTGTTATGGCGGCACATGGTGGTTGGGTGATTGCAAAAGGCCCTGGAGATCCATCAGTGGACTGGATTATTGCAGGAGATCCTCCTACTCCTTCTATAGGTGGACCTATCATTGGTGGCGATCCTTCTCATCCTTCATCGTAAATATAGGAGAAAAAATTGAGTACTGAATACAAACGAATGAGGCAAATCGTTGGCACAGCCGCTGAATGGCTTAGCAACGATATTGTCTTAGGCAAGGGCGAGTTGGCCGTAGAACAGACTGGTACCACCACAAAAATCAAGATCGGCGATGGCACCAATAAATACTCTGCGCTGCAGTTTGTTTCTGGTGGTGTTGACTTATCAGCCATCAACACAAACTTTGTTAATCTAGCCGGCGCAACCATGACGGGCGCACTCAAACTCCCCGCTGGCGTGCCAACAGGCAACGAAGCGGTCAGCCGCACTGAAGGCGACAAGCTCTATGTCAATAAAGCTGGTGATACCCTGACTGGTGCGCTTAACCTGCCTGTAGGTGAGCCTACTAGCAACAATGCAGTCAGCCGAGTCGAAGGAGACAAGCTCTACGTCAATACCTCCGGCGACACTATGACAGGACTGCTTACACTGTCTGGCGAACCTACCTCAGACTCACATGCTGCCACAAAAAAGTATGTAGATTCTCTCGACGCGAGTGTTGTGAAAATTGCCGGGTCAACTATGACAGGACTGCTTACACTGTCTGGTGCACCTACATCAGACTTACACGCTGCCACAAAAAAGTATGCAGATTCTCTTATTCCAAAGGCGACAGGCGCTAGCCAAATTCTAGTGTCTGATTCTACTACCGGGTTTCCTTGGCAAGTCGGCGACCTAGACGAAGGCCGATACTAATTCAGTTTTTAAGGAGCAGTACCTATGAGTTCAACAGTACAGATGAAGCGCCGCATCAACGGTGCAGCGGGTTCTCCTGGCACCACGGGCGCTAAAGAAGGCGAGATTGCCTTCAACGCACCGGGCGCAGCAGGCGGCACCGCAAAACCAGTTATGTATTTCTTCGATGGCACCGCATGGCGTGTCGTCAACCCTGATGCCAACATCACCACGCAGTCTATCTCTCTCACCGGCGGCGCTAACATCGGCGCGGCTTTCACCACATGGGCGGCAACGCCCGGTAATGCGATCACAGGCTCGGTTGTCATCGCGACCTATGGGTCTCCTGCACAAGCCTATGTGCTGACGAACCCATCAGCGCCCGGTGTTGCTGCATCTTGGACTTCGCTTGGCGGTGCGGTGTCGTATGCCACTGGCCCGCAGATCATCACTGGCACGGACACCACAGTTGCCATCAACCCTGCTGGATTGCGCGCTGCTACGACTATCGTATCAGCTGGTGCGCCTGATAGCAATAAGCTGCCTCGGCTTGGTGCGAACGGTAAACTTGATGCGTCGCTCCTGCCGGCTGGCGCACTGAACGCCAAGGGCGCGATTGACCCCACAGTTACTCCGCCCCCGACTCCTGCTTCTGGTGACGCATACTTCGCCAGCAAGCCGGGTGCGGCGAATGCTGGATATGGCCCCGGAGTCACGGGCAATGTAGGTCTTGGTGACATGCTGTTGTTTGACGGCGCCGCGTGGCATCTTGTGCCTTCTGCGACTGACCTGACTGCGTATGTGCCCCTTGCAGGCACAAACCTAATGACGGGCGGTATCGTCTGGACGGGCGCTGCAAACTCTAAGGCAGGCACTACTGTCATCGACGGCAAGGGTGGCACGGCTGACGGTCTGCTGATCGACTGCGGCACCTACGTTTAATCTTCAACTCAAAGAGGCATACATATGTCCAGCAAAGTAAAAGTCCTGCGGTCTACAGTGGCAGGCAAGCGACCCACCGGCAAAGAGTTTGGTGAGTTGTGGGTCAATGACAAAGACAAGGTGATGGGCTATATCGACTCGGGCGGTCAGCCTGTCGTGCCCTTCGCCTTGCCGTCAGATATTGTCATCCAAAAGTTTAATGCGACAGTTGCTTACAGACCGGGAGATGTTGTCCTTGGTCCTGACGGAGAACTATGGATCGCAAAGGCTGCCGTAGTCGCAGGCGCGTGGGACGCGACTAAGTGGAATCATTCGGGTGATTCACGATTCGTCAATCTGACTGGCGACACGATGACCGGCCCGCTACATGTCCCTGATTGGTCTGCATCGCCAGCGGGGAACACCGACGACATCGCGATGAATCACAAATCTGTCGCGGCGATGATTCAGGTAGAGCAAACTGCCCGAGTCAGAGAGGACGGCCTAAAGGTAGCCAAAGCAGGCGACACAATGACGGGCGCACTCAACCTACCTGCGACTGCACCCACTGTTGCGACGCACGCAACAACCAAAAAGTACGTAGACGATCAAGACGCTTTGAAGGTATCCAAAGCAGGCGACACGATGACGGGTGCGCTTACACTTTCAGGCGCCCCGACGGCAGACCTTCATGCCGCCACCAAGAAGTACACGGACGACACCTTTGTCAACGTCTCAGGCGACACGATGACGGGTCCTTTGGTGCTTTCGGGCGTTCCAGCGCTTGCCCCACAAGCGGCGTCTCGTGGGTATGTTGATTCGATCAGGCATCCCAAC